TGGCCGTTGGGCAGGCACACGATCCGGTCGGCCACGCCGCGATGCGCAGGGCTGGTGAACTTGTACGCCCGCCCGCCGCGCTCTTTGACACGCTTGACGAGGTAGGCTTCGACTTGTTTTTCTAACATGACACGAATAATACACGAAAAAAAGTTTTGCACAACTATTTTTTGTGTGGTAAGATCAAACCCTCATCAACTACAGGACAGTCAAATGGAATATCACATCCCCGCTGCCGATTACAGCAGCATCAACGTCAGCGCCTACGAAAAGGGTATTTGGATCAGCGTCATGCGTCACTGCGGCTACACATCCACACACCTGACACGCAAGCAGGCAGAAGAACTGCGTGACGCATTGATCGCTTTGACCACGGAGACAGAAGATGCAGCACAGTAACATCGTCGGCGGCTCGACCGCTAAGCGCGTCATCAACTGCCCTGGCAGTGTGGCCTTGGTGCAGAAGATGCCCCCAAAGCCCAGCAGCGAGCACGCTGACCGTGGCACCCTGCTGCACGACGCAATGGCTTTCATCTTGGAAGACCAAAGCGTAGACGTGATCGGGCGCACATACGAGGGTCAAGTTCTTACACAAGACCTCTACGACGAAAAGATCATGGTGGCGCTGGCGCTGCTGGACGAAGTAGACCCCGACAAGGAGATGCTGTATGAAGTTGAAACACGCGTGGGATTTGGTGATCTCTTACCTAATGTATTCGGTAGCACGGATTTGGTTGGTCGTATTGGCAGCCGTGCTATTGTTTTGGACTGGAAGTTTGGGGACGGTGTGGTGGTTGATGCGGTAGAGAATCCGCAGCTCATGTTCTACGCCGCCGCCAGTATGCGAACCCCCGAGGCAGCATGGGCCTTCGAGGGCGCAACCGAGATCGAGTGCGTGATCGTGCAGCCGCCCATGATTCGTCGCTGGACGACAACGCCCGAGCGCATCGCAAAGTTCGAGCAAGAGCTGGTGCAGGCCGTCAAGGCCGCGCAGCAGCCTGATGCTGAACTCAAGGCAGGTGACCACTGCCGCTGGTGCGCAGCCAAGCCCGTGTGCCCGCTGATGACGGGCGCTGTAGACCGCGCGCTGCAAGTGCAGCTCAAAGAGATCGACGCTGCCATGCTGGGCCAGTATTTGGCCCAAGCTGATACGCTAGAGAGCTGGATCACCGACCTGCGGGCGCTGGCGTTCCAGTTGCTTGAAAAGAACATCCCCGTGCCTGGCTATAAGATTGTGCAGAAGCAAGCGCGGCGTCAGTGGGTTGACGAAGCCAAGGCAGCAGCGATGCTGACCGACGCGGGTATCGACCCGATTAAAAAAGAGCTGATTTCTCCAGCAGTCGCTGAGAAGTTGCTCAAAAAGAGCAAGTTGGCGCTGCCTGACGAATTCGTCAAGTCGGTGTCATCAGGCACAACACTGGCAAGCGAGGATGACTCCCGCCCAGCAGTGTTGCAGTTGGGCAACCTTCGGGCTGCCCTTTCTAAACTCCAGTGAAAGTAAGATATGCAACTCGCAACATTCTCTAAAGCAAACCTGCCCGCCCTCACAAACGCCCTGCGTAACCTCCAGCCTGCTGGTGGCGACACTGGCGTGGCCATCATCAAGATGGACAAGGGCGGCCATTGGGTCTTCGGTGCAGAGCAGACCGAGATCGAAGAAGGCTCTACTTGGGCCGTCAATCCTTTGTCGTTCGTCCACGGCTTCATCGCTTGGGGCGACGGTGAGGTGCTCGGCGAAAAGATGGTCGGCATCGCCAACCCTTTGCCTGAACTTGACGAAGCGCCCCCGCTTGCCAAGAAGGGCTGGGAGAGCCAAGTCGGCATGTCGCTGAAATGCGTGTCCGGCGAAGACAAGGGTCTGGAAGCCCGCTACACCGTGACATCCGTCGGCGGTAAGCGCGCGGTGCAGACCTTGGCTGTGGCCTTGGCCGATCAGGTCGATAAAGACCAGACCAAACCAGTGGCCATCGTGCGTCTGAAGAAGGACCACTACCAGCACAAGTCCTACGGCAAAATCTACACCCCGGTCTTTGAGATCGTCGAGTGGATGAGCATGGACGGCGAAGCGCCTGAGGCGCCTGCGGCCGAGCCAGAAGCACCAGCTCGCCGCCGCCGCGCAGCGTAACCTTTTCTGATGCCCAGTGACAGTGGGCATTGGAAAAGGAACCCGACATGATTCTCTGGATTGATTTCGAGACGCGCAGCCGCTGTGACCTGAAGGCCAAGGGCGTCTACAACTACGCGCAAGACGCGAGCACCGACGTCCTGTGCATGTCCTACGCCTTCGACGATGGTGAGGTCGTCACTTGGCTGCCGGGCGAGCCTTTCCCTCAAGAAGTCGCCAGTCATACCGGCCTGATCTACGCCCACAACGCCGCGTTTGAGCGCCTGATCTTCTGGTATGTCCTCCAGATCGACTTCAAGCTGGAACAGTTCTACTGCACCGCAGCGCAGGCCCGTGCCAACTGCGCGCCTGGCAGCCTTGAGGACGTGGGGCGCTTTGCTGGCGCTGACATGCGCAAGGACCACCGGGGTAGCCAACTTATCCGGCTGCTGTCTGTGCCGCAGGCCAACGGCCAGTTCCGTGAGGACGCCGCCCTGATGGATGAGATGGTCCGTTACTGCGAGCAAGACGTCCGTGTGATGCGTGTCGTCAGCAAGTCGCTGCGCCCGCTGTCGGACGACGAACTGCTGGACTACCACGTCAACGAGCAGATCAACGATCGTGGCGTTCTGGTAGACGTGCCGCTATGCCAAGCCGCGATCAAGTACGCCGCCGATGAGACCGTCGAGATTCAGCAGATCGTGTCCGAGGTGACCGAGGGCGTCATCACCAGCGTGCGCTCGCCCAAGATGCGCGAGTGGGTGCTGGAGCGCGTCGGGCCGGAGGCCAAGAAGCTGATGTGGACGGGCGAGAAATATTCGATTGACAAGACCGTGCGGGCCAACCTGCTCGCGATGGAGAACCCCGATGAGATTCCGGCCCATGTTGCAGACGTTATTCAATGCGCAGACGACCTCTGGGCGTCTTCGGTTGCGAAGTTCAACCGCCTCTCGAACCTCGCCGATGAGGAAGATCAGCGAGTCCGAGGCGCTTTCGTTTTTGCTGGAGGGGCTGCCACCGGACGAGCGTCGAGCTATGGCGCGCAGGTTCACAACTTTACCCGCAAGTGCGCCAAAGAGCCTGATGAAGTACGCCACGCTATGGTGCGTGGCCACGCAATCACACCAAGATTTGGTCGCCGCATTACAGATGTGCTCAAGGGGATGCTTCGCCCCGCGCTGATCGCCAAGCCCGGCCACGTCCTGATCGCCTACGACTGGTCGGCCATCGAGGGCCGTGTGCATCCGTGGCTGTCCAACTGCCCGGCAGGCGAGGCCAAGCTGGACGTGTTCCGATCGGGCATGGACCCGTACAAGGTCAACGCTGCCGCGACGTTCGGCGTGTCCTACGCCGATGTCACCTCGGACCAGCGCCAAGTGGGCAAGGTGCAGGAGCTGGCCCTTGGTTTCTTAGGCGGCGCGGGCGCGTTCGAGGTGTTTGGCCGCGCCTACGGCATTCGGCTGTCGGTGTCCGAGGTGAACAAGGCCGTGGAGGGCTGGCGCAGGGCAAACCCTTGGGCGCAGGCCCACGGCCAGCAGCTCGAAGCCGCCTACCTTCGGGCGATGCGAAACAAAGGTTTTGAATTCGCCGCAGGGCGCACTGTGTACTTGTTCGACGGGCAAACGCTCTGGTACAGTCTGCCTTCCGGTCGGGTGCTTTGTTACCCCAACGCCAAGTTTGACGCCGAGGGCAACGTGACATACACCAAAGCAGCATGGAAACCCGCCGCCGATGCCAAAGAGTGGCCCCGCGCCCGTTTGTGGCGCGGTCTGGCTTGCGAGAATGTCACGCAGGCGACAGCCCACGACATCCTGCGCCACTCACTGCGCCAGCTCGATGGCGTCGTTTTGCACGTTCATGACGAGATCGTTGTCGAGTGCCCGGCCCACGAAGCCGAGGCAGTCGCCGCCCACATGCACCAGATCATGTGCAGCCCGCCCGCTTGGGCCGAGGGCTTGCCCTTGGCCGCCGAGGGCGTCACCACCACCCGCTATTCGTAAAAAAGCCCCGGCGGGTTAGGCCGGGGCGAAGTTCCAACTTACAGGAGAAAACACGATGGATTTTATCAGTTATATCTGCTCACTGCCAGCCGATGGTGAAACTGCCTTGATGGTGTTGCAAAAACCCGTCGGTCGTGAGATTCAATTGCACGCCGATGGCGCGATCAAGGCGACCTGGCCAGCGTTCCTGCCCGGCCACAAGATGAAACCCGGCGCTTGGTACGGCAACACGGCCAGCTTCATCATTGACCGTTTCAAGGATGGCCACGTCAGCGCCTCCGCTGCCAACTGCGAGTACGTCATTGTGATGGTGCTGGATGATGTGGGCACGGACAAGGTGCCCAACACCTGCCCGCTGCCCCCGACTTGGATCATGGAGACCTCGCCCGGCTCGTTTCAATGGGGCTACGCCTTCAGCGAGCAACCCCGCAAGGGCGACTTCGCTGCCGCGATCAAGGCGATTGCCGAGGCAGGCTACACCGACAAGGGCGCGATCAACGCCGTGCGCAACTTCCGTCTGCCCGGCTCGATCAACCTGAAACCCGGCCGCGACAACTTCACCGCTGCGCTGGTCGAGTTCAACCCCGAGCGCGAGTACAGCCTCGAAGAACTGTGCGCGGCCATGAAGGTCACGCCCGGCCCGGTCGAGTCGGTCTACGCTCCGGTCCGAGTCCAAGACGATGGTGGCGACGATGTGATGGCCTGGCTGTCGGATAACGGACTGGTGCTCTCTAACCCAAACCAAGAGGGCTGGGCTGGCGTGGTCTGCCCTAACGCTGCTGAGCACACAGACGGCAACCCCGAGGGCCGCTACATGCCCGCGAACCGTGCGTACTGCTGCCTGCACTCGCACTGCCTGGAGCTGGACTCTTCGACGTTCCTCAAGTGGGTGGCCGACAGTGGTGGCCCGGTCCACTCGCCCGGCCTGCGCGACGAGCTGCTGGTCAGCGCGATGGAGTCAGCACTCAGTAAGCTGCAACCGACTGCCGACTTCCCCAACGTGGCCGCTACAGTGGTGGCCGAAACTCAGCGCAAGGAAATGGCACGGGTCGAGAAGGCCGACTGGTGGGATCGCTTCGCCTACCTGCAAGACGATGACGCCTACTTTGACATGCAAGACCGCCGCGAGATCAGCCGCAGCACGTTTAACGCCATGTTCCGGCACATCGGCTGCAAGTCTATCCATAACGGCCGCAAGGTCGAGGCGTCTTACTCGTTTGATGAGCAGCGCCAAGACAAGGGCGCGCAGTCGCTGGTCAGCGTGACCTACGCGGCAGGCGCCAGCACCATCGTCAACCGTGACGGGCTAACCTACGGCAACCGCTGGGTTGACGCCAGACCAAAACCGATGCCCGGCGACGCTACCCCCTGGCTAACCCACGTCGAGCGCATGATCCCCGAGAAGTTCGAGCGTGAGCACCTCTTAAACGCGCTGGCGCACAAGGTGCAGTTCCCCACGCACAAGATCAACCACGCGATCCTAATGGGCGGCAACCACGGGTCGGGCAAAGACACGATGTTTGCGCCGTTCTTTTGGGCCATCGGTGGCGACGCCAAGCGTAATTGTTCGCTGGTCAAAAACGAAGACCTGACGTCGCAATGGGGTTACGCCCTCGAGTGCGAAGTGATGGAAATCGCCGAACTGCGCCAAGCCGAAGCCAAGGACAGGCGCGCGCTTGAAAACACCCTCAAGCCCATCATTGCAGCGCCCCCTGAGTTACTGACGATCAACCGCAAGGGCTTGCACCCGTATTACGCTCTGAACCGGGTCTTCGTGGTGGCGTTCTCAAACGAGCGTGTCGCTATCAGCTTGCCCTCTGAGGATCGCCGCTGGTTTGTGCTCTGGTCTGAGGCGGCTAAGTTAACTGAGCGCGAGGCGCTGGCGCTGTGGAACTGGTACAAAAACCAAAACGGATACCAAGCAGTGGCCCATTACCTGCACACCCGTGACGTCTCGGCTTGGAACCCTACCGCGCCCCCTCCGCTAACTGAGGCCAAGCAAATCATGGTCGAGCATGGCATGAGCACATCCGAAGCCTTTCTGGTTGACATGCTGCGCCGCCGCGCGGGTGAGTTCGCTCGTGGGGTGATCGGCTCGCCCTTCCATGCGCTGTGTGACCGTTTGCAGGGTATCGCACCCCAAGGGACTAAGATCGTTCAAGGCGCGCTGCTACACGCTATCAAGGAAGCCGGATGGATTGACTGCGGCCGCCTGGCCGCGCAGGGTTACCCCAGCAAAAAGCACATTTTCCGCGCGCCTGATGTTGACCTGAGCAAATCGGAGCTTAGGCGCGTGGTGGAGACATAAAAAAGGGGCCCTTAAAGGGCCCTCATTTTTTATTGGTTAGTATGCGCAAAATCAGCGCCAGGCACGCGTAAATCATTCTAGGCTCTCTTCCACGCAAACCGGAAACTGAGGGTCATAACCATCAGGCGTGCGATTGGTGGCGGGCTCGAATGCGCAGGGTACCAGGTGCAAGCGCGCGCGGTTTAACGCGGTGTAGGCCGTGACATAGTCTGACGTGAGCATCACGCGCGGATTGAAAACCGGGTAATCGCGCTTCGCGCTGTTGTGCTTATCGATGCCCTTAGGCCGTTCGAGCTTGGCGCCGCGCTTGCCCTTCGATTTGTCGATTGTGGCCAGTAGATCATGGATCGCTGGCGCGTTTTCGGGTTTGACCGTGAATGTCGCGCGGCCGTGGGTGATTGTGATCATGATGTGAATTCCTGAAGATTGGCGCGCATAACCGAATAAGGTCCGGTTTTGAACAGCGCGTAATAGGCGAAGTAGATTTCCATTAGCTCCACGGGTTTACCCTTATAGGTGCCCTTAGTGCCAGGCTTTGGCCAGCTTTCCCGCGTCGGGTACCGGTCCGGCGCCGGATTGTGTTTGTAACCGGGAATTGGTGATTCGATCATTCTATAATCCAATATTCTACTTTTGTTGGTTTGCCATCGGTATAATAATTTTTCCAGCTAGGAACGGAAAGCCCGACAATTTGCCCGTTTCCGTATCTTGTTTTCCACTCTACAATTTCAGGTTTTTGGTGGCTTGGATTTACGTCCAATGGCCCGATAAATCGGAAAAATTCCTCTTTTGTGACTTGTTTCATGCTGCTACCTTCATCATGATGACTTTGGCCATTTTGCGGCCGTGGGCAGGGTAGCAAATAAGATCGATTGACTTATCCCAGCACGCGCGACAGCCGGAGCACTTGCCGTCGTGCTCATAAGCCCTGCAAAGTGACGCGCCTGGATGTTCTTGGAATGTTTCAGCGCTGGGTCCAATCACTGAACCATGCAAGCCAGGGATATATTCGCCGTTGATTGAATCGGCCGAAAAGCGCACGCTGACATTGGCCAGCGCTTTCATTTGCTCGAGCACCTGGCGAAACTTGGGGAATTTATGCATGCGCGTGGGGAGCCAGTGCTTCACCCAGGGCGTACGCTGCATGACTTCGAGCACTTTTTCAGCCAGGGCCAGGCTGTAAAGATCTCCGCTGTCGAGCCAGCGGAAATAATCGTCGCGCTGTAACTCTTGCACCATGTTGTCGCACCAGTCCAGGCGGGTCCAATCGGTGCGATTAAATTCTCTAGGTGCTTTGACGTTGGCGAAAACGTAATTCCCCGTGGTGGCGTAACAGCCCTTGCAGGCGTCAACGAGCACGCCCGGTGACTCGAGCGAACCAGGGCAGGTGTCTAGCGCTTGTAAGGACCATGAGCGGATCCCGTCCAGCTTGGATGTCACGCTGATGCGTGGCCAGGCTTGCAAAATGTAATTGTTCATGATGTTTGTCCTTATTTGGTTAAGTCAGCAAAAGCGATTCCCATGGGCGCGTCGTCTAGATCGACAATGCCGCGTTCGGTCCAGGCTTTGAATGCGTCTTCTTTTGTGCTGTACATCCAATGGCCATGCCAATTGAACCAATAATTAAAATTGTGAATCGCGCGTTCTGTTCGGCTCATGGTTTGCCCCTTATTTGGTTAAGACGTCGAAGTAGGCCAGCGCGCCTACTAGCAGCGCGGCCGCAATGGCCAGCACGGTCAATATGTCTAAAATTTTGTCTCGCATGATATTGGTCCTTTAAAACGATTCGTAATATCCGCCAGATTCGCGGCGCGCTTCGGTGATGCGTAGATGCCAGGCCCACGCGGCCGCGGCTGTTTTGTGCTCCGCGATCAATTCCGCATAATCGGCCGCGTCGAAGGTCTCGAGCATTTCGCCCCCGTCGGTCTCATATTGTTCGTTGGCCAGGGTTTTCAGGTTGTCGATTTCGTTTTGCATGGTTTGGTCCTTTTCGTTTGTTTACGGTTTGCCCTTCCCGTGAGGGAGACTCGAGTGTAAAGAATTTCTTTGCACTTGTAAAGCGTTTTTGTCACGTTTGCGACAGCCTGGGCCATGTTCTGGGTCGAATTGTCATGTTCTGGGTCATGTTGCGAGGGCAGTTTGACCCATAAGAAAGCTAGTATCCATGCGGGTTTGCGGCCGTTCTGGGTCAAATTGTCATTGTTTTTCTTTAGTCTAAGAAAATAAATATATATATATAGGCTGAGACGCTACCGCGTCGACAGCACGCCACAGAGCGCACCTTCGGAAATTTCGTGACAATTTGACCCATAACGGCCATAAATCGATGTAAGTTGTTGATTCATAAGGCTTTTTTATTGTCATTTGTGGGCCAAATGATGACCTATAAGATGACCCATAAGATGACCTAGAATCCTGGCCATGCCTAGACATTGCAGCCCCGACACCAAATATTTTCAGCGCGTTTTATCGCCAGCGGACCGCGCGGTTTTGCTGGCCGCTGGTGCGGGTGATCTGTCCAATGGTTTCAGAGAGATCCTCGCTGTTTATGTAACCCTGTGGAATGCCGGTTTGCGACCTGGCCAGATAGATGATTTTTTACAATCAGATATAACAATTCGGCATAACGATTAATTGTTTTATGTGGCTACCAGGTATGGCCAAAAAGCACCCACGTGCTCTCACGCTATCGGCACGCCGCTTCGAGCCACCAAGCCCCAAGCCCCAAGCCCCAAGCCGCTTGCAGTTTGCTTGAAGCCTGAATAGTTGAAGCCTGAAGCATGGGGGGGGAGGGGTCTGGCTGTTAGACAAAAAGTTACAGGTGCCCCCAACCCTCTGAAAAAGTGAAATTAGAAAAAATGACAATTTGACCTACAATCGCGCTAACTTCCGAAAGGGTAAAAGATGGAATCTCATTCCGTAACAGCATCTGGAAAAAAACGCGGGCGACCGCTGAAGATGACGATCCAGAGGTACGCAGAGAACCCGCCTGCGATCCTGCCGAAGACGGATCACCAACGCATCAAAGAGCTGAAAGAGCTGATGATCCGGTCTGGCGGCAAGGATGTCGCCGAGAAGGTGATCCAGATTGCGCTCAATGATGAGCACCCTGGTCAGATGGCGGCGCTGAAGATGTGCATGGACAGGACGCTGCCAATCGGTATGTTCGAGAAGGACAAGAACCAGCGCAGCGCCATCACGATCAACATCACGGGTCTGGGCGAGGCGCCGACGATCATCGAAGCCGAGGACGGTTACAACGTCAAGGACGTTACAGATGTCTGACCTCAATTTCTCACTGCTGCCTTGGCAGCAACAGGTCTACGCCGACCAGACCCGGTTCAAGGTGATTGCCGCCGGGCGGCGCTGTGGGAAGTCAAGACTGGCAGCCACCACTCTGATCATCGAGGCGCTCAAGTGCCCACCGGGTTCGGCTGTCTTGTACGTCTCGCCAACAATGGGGCAGTCGAGGCAGATCATCTGGGACTTGCTGCTGGACCTGGGCCGCGAGGTGATCCAGTCGAGCCACGTCAACAACTTGGACATCACGATGGTGAACGGCGCGCGCATCTACGTCAGGGGCGCAGACCGACCCGACACGCTGCGAGGCGTCTCCCTAACTTACGCGGTGCTCGACGAGGTGGCCGACATCAAGCCCGAGGCGTGGGAGCAAGTCATTCGGGCGTCGCTGTCGGATAGGAAGGGCCGAGGGATGTTCATCGGCACGCCCAAGGGCCGGAACTGGTTTCACGACCTGTGGAAGCTGGGGCAGGATAACCAAGACAGCGACTGGAAGAGCTGGCACTTCACCACGCAGGACAACCCGCTGATCGACCCGACCGAGATCGAGTCGGCGAAGAAGACCCTATCTACCTTCGCGTTCAAGCAGGAATACCTGGCCAGCTTCTCGAATGCGGGCGCGGATGTGTTCAAAGAGGAATGGATCAAGTACGGCCAGGAGCCGGACTACGGCAGTTACTTCGTGGCGGTGGACTTGGCCGGGTTTGAGGAAGTGGCCAAGCAGGCGGCTAATAGTAAGAAGCGGCTGGATGAGTCAGCGATTGCAGTCGTCAAGGTGACGGACGACGGCAAGTGGTTTGTGAAAGAGATCGAGCACGGGCGCTGGGATATTCGCGAGACGGCGGCCAAGATACTGATAAAGATGCGGGATTACCGCCCGCTGTCCATCGGCATCGAGAGAGGCGCGCTGAAAAACGCGGTTCTGCCGTATTTGAGCGACCTGATGCGTAAAAATAACGTGTACAGCCATATCGTGGATTTGACGCACGGCAACCGGAAAAAAACGGACCGGGTGATTTGGTCTTTGCAGGGGCGGTTTGAACACGGTAGAATCGTCCTGAACAGCGAAGAGGAATGGGGCACGTTCGTGGACCAGCTTTTGATGTTTCCGTCGCAGGGCGTTCACGACGACCTGCCGGATGCGCTGTCCTACATCGACCAGTTGGCCGTCACCAGCTATTTTGAAGACGCTGACGACGAGGACTGGCAGCCGATGGATGTAATATCGGGGGTATAGCCACCGACATAGGGGTCAAAATGGATCAAAATGAGTTCGACGAGCCGACAGAAAACGACAAAGAGCTGACGGCCTTTGTCGTTGACCATTGCGACCGCTGGCGCGACTACCGCAACACCAACTTTCTGGACGATTACCTCGAATATGAGCGTATTTTCCGTGGCGAGTGGGCGGCAGAAGACAAAACGCGCGACTCTGAGCGATCAAGAATCGTGACGCCTGCCACCCAGCAGGCAGTCGAGACCCGGCACGCGGAGATCATGGAAGCGATCTTCGGCCAGGGTGACTTTTTCGACATTGAAGACGACCTCAAAGACATCAACGGCAACCCGTTGGACGTGGAGATGCTCAAAGCGCAGCTCACAGAGGACTTCAAGCAGGACAAGATCAGAAAAGCGATTGATCAGATCGAGCTGATGGCCGAAATCTACGGCACTGGCATCGGCGAGATCGTCGTGAAGACGGAAAAGGTGTTCGAGCCTTCAACGCAGCGGATTCCAGGGCAAACGAGCCAAGCGGCCATCGGCGTAGTGGAAAAAAGCCGGATTGCGGTCAAAATCATGCCCGTCAACCCCAAAAACTTCCTGTTTGACCCCAACGGGACAAGCATCGACGACTGCATGGGCGTGGCGATTGAGTCGTATGTGGGCATCCACAAGATCGTTGAAGGCATCGAGAAGGGTATCTACCGCAAGGTGAACATCACCCCGACGTATGAGGACACCGATCTGGAGCCGACGCAGGAGATGAGCCAGTACCGCGACGAAAAAGTGCTGCTGTTGAAGTACTACGGCCTGGTGCCACGCGAATACCTGACCGACAAGGACGAGGAAGTTGCGGTTTTGTTCCCCGACGACTCGGCTGCCGAGGACTATTCGGACATGGTGGAGGCGATTGTCGTGATCGCCAACGGCGGCCTGCTGCTCAAAGCGGAAGAAAACCCGTACATGATGAAGGACCGTCCGGTCATCAGCTACCAAGACGACACGGTGCCCAACCGCCTGCTGGGCCGTGGCACGGTGGAGAAGTCCTACAACATGCAAAAGGCGATTGACGCTCAAGTCAGGTCGCACTTAGACAGTCTGGCGCTGACCACCAGCCCCATGATGGGCATGGACGCGACCCGGTTGCCACGCGGCGCTCGGTTCGAGGTCAAGCCAGGCAAGGCGTTCATGGTCAACGGCAACCCAGCCGAGATTCTGTACCCGTTCAAGTTCGGCGAGACGAGTCTGAACAACCTGAACACGGCCAAAGAGTTCGAGCGTATGCTGCTGCAAGCCACTGGCACGCTGGACAGCCAAGGCATGGTGAGCCAAGGCAACCGAGACGGCGCGGGCATGAGTATGGCGGTTGCCACGATCATCAAGAAGTACAAGCGCACGCTGGTCAACTTCCAAGAAGACTTCCTGATCCCGTTCATCCAAAAGGCGGCGTTCAGGTACATGCAGTTCGACCCCGAGCGTTACCCAAGCGTTGACATGAAGTTCTTGCCAACGGCCACGCTGGGCATCATTGCCCGCGAGTACGAGCAGCAGCAATTCATTGGTCTCTTGCAGACGCTGGGTCCAAACACCCCGGTGCTGCCGCTGATCTTGAAAGGCATCTTGAACAACTCCAGCCTGTCCAACCGCTACGAACTGATGGGCGCACTGGACCAGATGAGCCAGCCAGACCCACAAGCGCAGCAGATGCAACAGGCCCAGCAGCAGTTGGCCATGCAAGCGGCGCAGGCTCAGATTGCGGTCAACACGACGCAAGCCGAGCAGAACCGGGCCGAGGCGACCAAGCTGATGACCGAGGTGCAACTGATGCCGCAAGAGGTGCAGGCCAAGGTGATTGCATCGACCACCAAGAACCTGCCAGCGGGCAACGAGTCGGCAGAGTTTGACAAGCGCGTCAAGATTGCGGAATTGATGCTCAAGGAAGCGGACATGAAGAACAAGAGCAAGATTGTCGAACTTCAGATGGCCGAAAAGAAAAACAAAGTCGCCGGAATGGAAGAAGACTTCTTGGATCAACTGACACAGGAGCTGAACAATGGACGCGGATAAACTGGCTATAGATTTGCTCTTGAAGGGCATGACGCAGGACCAACAGACAGCGGCTCTGGAGTCCATCAAAGAGTCGGTAGCGCAGGCCAAGGCCATCCAAAAACAACGCATTGGCGAGAACGTCCAAGTCGTGGTTCAGGCTCTCAAGAAGTTGGAAGCGGACATCCGCGACCGCTACGATGAGGTGGGCAACAAGATCGAAAAGCGTGTGGCCACCATCAAGGATGGCAAAGACGGCTCGAATGGCGTCAATGGCAAGGACGGCAAAGACGGTCGGCCAGGTCGTGACGGTGGTCAAGGCCCACGCGGCAATGATGGCTTAAACGGCAATGATGGCCGCGACGGCGAGGACGGCGTGTCGGTCACGGACGCGCACATCGACTTTGACGGCAGTCTGGTGATCAGTCTGTCGTCTGGCCGCACGATTAACGTGGGCGAGGTGGTGGCCCCCGACTTGGCCGAGAAGATCAAGGTGATCACGAACGGCGGCGGCACAAGCCAAGGCGTGCTGGATACGCTGGCCAGCTTGCAAACACAGATTGACAACATTCCAGGTGGTGGAGATGTAGTTGGCCCTGCTTCTGCGACTGATAGCAGCTTGGTGGCTTTTAATGGCACAACGGGCAAGCTGATCAAGCAAGCTGCAACGGTGACCGTTGCCCAGGGCGGTACAGGCACGGCATCCCCCGCCTTGGTTGCGGGAACAAACGTCACGATCACAGGCGCATGGCCTAACCAAACGATCAACGCTTCTGGCGGTGGTACGGTGACATCTGTGGATGTGTCGGGCGGCACAACAGGCTTAACGACCTCCGGCGGCCCGGTTACTACATCAGGAACAATCACTCTTGCGGGTACTTTGGCAATTGCCAATGGCGGCACTGGCCAAACGACTGCGGCTGCCGCAATTACTGCTTTGACAGGCACTCAAACCTCTGGGCAGTATTTACGCTCCAACGGCACCAATGCCGTGCTGGCGGCAATCCAAGCTGCGGATGTCCCTACGCTGAATCAAAATACCACAGGCACTGCCGCTAACGTCACAGGTACGGTTGCGGTTGCCAATGGTGGTACAGGTGTTACGACATCTACAGGCACTGGCAACGTGGTTCTGTCTACCTCGCCAACACTAGTGACGCCTGCACTTGGCACACCATCATCGGGGGTGGTCACCAACCTTACTGGCACTGCTTCCATCAACATCAACGGCACTGTGGGCGCTACAACGGCCTCTACGGGTGCGTTCACATCGTTGTCGGCGACTGGTGTGACAACATTCTCCGCTGGCACTGTGAGCGCCCCCGCCATCACCACATCGGGCGACACCAACACAGGCATTTTCTTCCCTGCTGCTGACACCATTGCTTTTGCTGAAGGTGGTGTGGAGGCTATGAGAATTGATAGCTCTGCAAACGTAGGTATTGGGACCAATTCGCCCACGGCAAAACTTGATGTTTTAACTAGCATTAATTTGTCTGGTCAAAATTACCTGAACGCAGCGTATGACATTGGCGGCGGTGTTGGCTGGGTTAGTGGCTACAACGTCACATATTCATCTTCTGATATCCGAAACGTAGTTACTGGTGCGTTAACTGGCCTTGTCTATGGCAGTGCTGGCTTTCAGTTTTACACAAATGCAAGCGCAGCAGGTGGAACTGCGGCGTCTGAACGGATGCGTATCAACTCCTCCGGCAACGTGGGGATTGGGACGAGTTCGCCTCAAGCAAAACTGGCAGTTTCCAATGCTGGTGCGGCAGGTCTTGAGTTCTTCACAAACTACCCCGGTGGTGGTGTTGGCACTTATATTCAGAGCTTTAATAGAAGTGCTGTCGCGTACTCCAACACGGCATACGATGCAGCACAACACGCCTTCTTTACCTCTGGAACCGAACGTATGCGCCTCGACTCCAGCGGTAACTTGCTGGTGGGGACTACGAGTAATGCAAATAACGCAAGGATTAATGTCCAAGGCGCTTCTGGGGCGCGCCCTATGGATGCAAGAAGTCCAGCCACTACAGGCTCTAGCATTACTATGATTGCTTTTTATGATGGATCAAATGATTTCTGCGGTCAAATCACTATTGATGCAGGTGCAAACACAACGCAGTACAACACCTCATCCGACTACCGTTTGAAAAACACCATTGCGCCAATGACAGGTGCTTTGGAAAAGGTGGCTTTGCTCAAGCCCGTCACTTACAAGTGGAATTCAAATGGCTCAGATGGTCAGGGTTTTATTGCTCACGAGTTGGCTAAAGTCTGCCCTGATGCAGTAGTTGGCGCAAAAGACGCAATTGATGCTGATGGCAAGCCTGTCTACCAAGGCATTGACACATCATTTCTTGTGGCAACCCTTGCAGCAGCCATTCAAGAACTCAAAGCAGAGTTTGACGCATACAAAGCAACCCACCCTTAAGGAACCACTATGACCACCACTTGGAAAATTACACAGACCGACTACCAAACTGCTGACGGTTTCATCACCACAGCCCACTGGACTGCTACAGCAGTGGATGGGAAATACACAGCCTCTATCTATTCCACTTGCAGCTTTGCCACTGCTACACCATCCATCCCTTACGCCAGCGTGACTGAGCAAGAGGTGTTGGCTTGGTGCTGGAACAACGGCGTGGACAAAGACGCAACAGAGGCTTCTCTGGCTGCCCAAATTGCATTGCAACAAAATCCAGTGACATCCACTGGAACACCCTGGAGCGCAACATGAAATTACTTGCCCTTGCAGTTTGTTCTGTGGCCCTGACAGGCTGCGCCACTGCCGAATATGCAGCGTATGCTGACATCCACAAGGCCCAAGCAGCCTCTCAAACGGCCCGGTATCAGGCGCTGGCTGACATTGCCAAGCAAGGTGATACCGCCGCCAAAGTTGCTGCTGTAATGTCTTTGCAAATGGGTGGGCAACAGCAGCAAGCCAGCCCGATTGCTGCGCCCAAGTCTTTCGGCGATCACCTGCTTCAGTGGACTTCTGTGTTGCTGCCCACTGCTACCCAAATTTACAGCGTAGGCAAACAAGCCCAGGTTGGTATTGCACAAAGCAACAACGCAACAGCTTTGGGTGTCAGTACCAACGCAGCGTTTGTCGGCATTGCTGGCAAGATTCAAGCGCCAGCAGCCAACGTGACCACTACAAACACAACGACTACAACGACCAGCACAGATAGCACGCACGCTCCGACTGTTGTCACTCAGCCAGCACCGATCATTGTCACCCAGCCAGCGCCCGTGATTGTGCCAACCACAGTCAACAACATCACACCCGCAACAGTGCCATGACCACTATTGACAAAACAGATGCGCGTCTATCGACGCATGAAGAAATCTGCGCCCTCCGCTATGAGCAGATCAATGCACGGCTAAAGCGGATTGAAACAATCATGCTGCAAACTGCGGGTGTAATGATCCTGTCAATGGCTGGCACTATATTCAGTGCCATGTGGCTGCTCAAATGAAAGATTGGGCCATTGCATTTATTGCAGCGGCCAGTCTTGTTGGGTTTGTTGTCTGGTCCACAAGCATAATCGTGCCATTCGTATGGAGTCTGTGAAATGTTACTTGAGCTTGCGGCGGCAAACGCAGCCTTTAACGTCATTAAGCAGGCTCTCGCCAACGGCAAAGATTTGTCTGATATGGGGTCAAAGGTCTTTGACTACTTTGACAACAAAGCCGCAATTCAGCAGAAGGTCAACGAAAAAGGCAATAGGTCAGACATTGAGGAATTCTTTGCTTTGGAGAAACTCAACGCCCAAGAGGTTGAGTTGCGTGAACGGATGGTCTACGCTGGCAGGCCAGGTATGTGGCAAGACTGGCAGAAGTTCCAAGCTGCTGCGGCCCGCAGGCGCAGGGAATACAAAGAGGCTGAAATCAAGGCCATCAGGCTGCGCAAAAACAAGATGGACCGCTTGATTGAGTATTTTGCGATTGGCATTTCCACAGTCATTCTTGCTGCACTCTTAATCTACGGCATCGTCATTTACATGATGTACATCCGAAAATGAGCGACAAGACAGAATCCATCATTGACAAGGTGCTGGCCTATGTGGACAGCCCCTTCAAGCTGTTTGCAGCCATCCTGATGGGTGTCATTGCCTTTTCTGGTTACTTCCTTTGGCAGAACCAAGAGTTTATGAGGGACGCTTACAAAGAGTCCAAGAAGCTGCCTGAGATCAACACATCCCGCGCTGATGACGCCAGTTCGATGTTGCTCAAGAAGACGGGGGCTACGGTGGTGGCGGTGTTCAAGGTCAACCCCCTGTTCAACAGCCGGGTGCTGTACCGGGCTTACACCAAGGACGGGCGCGACAAGACGATTGAGGACATTGATGTGGGGCTGTTCAGCCAAAATACGTCCAACAACTCGGACGTTGTGAAGCTGATGACCAACGAAATCCCTTGTGGTGAATACCGCTACGCTCAGTCTGAGGTTGGGCTTTGGTATCTGGAAAAGGGCGTGGCGTACACCTGCCGGGTCAGCGTGCCGCCAGACAGCCACCGTTTTGTGGGCCAAATCACAGTGGGATGGGCGCAGCAGCCGGAAAACCTTGACCAAGTTCGTTTCATGCTGGAGATCGCCAGCGCTATGCTAACCAAAAGGGGTAATTGATATGGATTGGCTTAAACAAATCGCACCCACCATTGCCACGGCAATGGGTGGCCCACTGGCGGGAATGGCTGTGTCGGCCATCTCAAAAGCCATTGGTGTTGACCCTGACAAAGTTGGTGACATGATCTCCAACAACAAGCTGTCGGCAGAGCAGATCGCCCAGGTCAAGATCGCCGAGATTGAGCTTCAGAAGCAAGCGCAAGAGCTGGGCCTGAACTTTGAGAAGCTGGAAGTTGAGGACCGAAAGTCAGCGCGGGAGATGCAGGCCACCACCCGCAGCCTGATGCCGCCCTTGCTTGCTGGCGCGGTGACCATTGGGTTCTTCGGCATCATGGTGATGATGTTTTTCAATCAAATCGACAGCGGCAACCCCGCTATCTTGATGATGCTGGGCAGTTTGGGTACGGCGTGGACGGGCATCATCGCGTATTATTTCGGCTCATCTGCCGGGTCGCAGGCCAAGACCGACATTCTTTCTAGGACAGCAAAATGACCGAAGACCAACTCAAGGAAATGCACATCGACCCGTCTTGGCTGGAGCCTTTGACCGCTGCGTTTCAGCGTTTTGACATCAGCACCCCCGAGCGCCAGGCTGCGTTCATTGGTCAGTGCGCCCATGAGTCAGGCGGGTTCAAGACCCTGCAAGAAAACCTGAATTACAGCGCCAAAGGGTTGCACGCCACTTGGCCAAGCCGCTTCGCGTCTGAAGCGGACGCACAACCTTTCCACCGCAACCCCGAGAAGATCGCCAACAAGGTCTATTCTGGCCGGATGGGCAACACTGAGATGGGCGATGGCTGGAAGTATCGTGGCCGGGGGCTGATCCAGTTGACAGGCAAGGACAACTACCGCCTTGCCTCTGACGCCTTGGGCGTGGACTTTGTGGCCAATCCTGACTTGGTGCTGACCAAGGAAAATGCTGCCCTGACGGCAGCCTGGTACTGGAACAAGCGCGGCCTGAACAAAGAGGCCGATGCCAAGGACTTCACCGGGATGACGAAGAAGATTAACGGCGGCGTTATCGGCTTGGAAGATCGCATCGCGCACATCAACACAGCCCTTAACGTCTTGACGGCATAAAACACATGACACCAGAACTGCAAAAGTACTATGAAGCCAGGTTTGACCTGTTTTCCCAAGAGGGTTGGCTTGACTTGATGGAAGACGTAGACGTAATGTTGGAGGCGATGAATAATGTCTCTACCATTGCGGATGAAAAAAGTCTACAATTTCGCAAAGGCGAGATTTCCATCCTGACTTGGCTGAAAACCCTGAAAGGGGTCAGCGAACGAGCATATGAGGATTTGAATGAGAAGAATGTTTGAATTTGCCTGCGATTGCGGGCAGCGCACTGAGGCACTGGTTGATTATGAGACAGCCAGCGTGCAGTGTGGGTGCGGGGGGCTTGCCCACCGCATCATAAGCGCACCGAAGTTCAACCTTGAAGGTTGGTCTGGGCACTTCCCATCCGCTTACGGACGGTTTGAGCACAGGCACACTGAAAAGTTGAGCGCCGAGCGCAAAGCCAACTCATAAGCGCCCAGCGCCGAGTTGATTATCCTACAACCATTTTGGCAGGAACATAAATATGTTGATTGACAATGAATCTGAGCCGCTAGGCGAACTCGAAATTGAAGAAGCTAAATCCGATCTTCCTGAGAAATACAGGGCCAAAAGTTTGGAAGAAGTTGTGCGGATGCACCAAGAGGCTGAAAAGCTGATTGGCAAGCAGGCCCAAGAGGTCGGCGAAGTCCGTAAATTAGCTGACGAGTTGCTCAAGCAAAACCTCAGTTCTAAGCAGCAACGTATTCAGGAGGAAGAGCCTGAAGTTGACTTTTTTGAGAACCCTCAAAAAGCAGTTCAAACGACGATTGATAGGCACCCAGATGTTCTCGCGGCCCGCCAGGCGGGTCAAGATTTCAAACGGATGCAGATTCAGCAAAAGCTGGTGCATGACCATCCCGACTACGCACAGATAGCCGGGGATGCGGATTTCCAAAACTGGGTGAAGTCTTCGCCCGTGCGTTTGGGCCTATATGCAAAAGCTGATGGTGAGTTTGACTATGATTCGGCGAATGAGTTGTTGTCCACCTTCAAGCAGCTTCGCGGCGTCAGGGCCAAGGAATCCGAACAGGCAAGTACTGCTGTGCGGACCAAAAGCATGAAAGCTGCGCAAGTTGATGTGGGTGGCTCCGGCGAGAGTTCAAAACGAGTCTACCGACGAGCCGACCTCATTCGTCTCAAGATGACAGACCCGGCAAGGTACGAAACACTGAGTGATGAAATCATGCAGGCGTACTCTGAAGGGCGTGTTCGATAATTTAACTTTGGAGCTTTTACTATGGCAAACGCAGCATTTTCCCCCACCAATTCGGTAACCACCACCTCCGCAGCAAACTTCATTCCAGAAATCTGGTCTGATGAAATCGTTGCTTCTTACAAGAAAAACCTCGTCTTGGCCAACCTGGTCAAGAAGATGTCTTTCAAAGGCAAGAAGGGTGATACCGTCAACATCCCTAGCCCAGCCCGTGGCAACGCCTCGGCCAAAGCTGCTACTGATGCCGTGACTCTGATTGCAGAGAGCGACACCCAGATTCAGGTGCTCATCAACAAGCACTTTGAATACAGCCGCTTGATCGAAGACATCGTTGAAGTGCAAGCCCTGACATCGCTGCGTTCTTTCTACACAGAAGACGCTGGCTATGCCTTGGCCCGCCGCCTCGACACTGACTTGGTTCAGTTGGGCCGCGCCTTCAACGGCGCTACTATCGGTACTGATGACTACGCAACCAGCGCCAGCTCCACAAAGGCTTACGTTGGTTCGGATGGCACCACTGCCTACAACAGCTCCAGCTCCAACGCTGCTGCTTTGACTGATGCTGCTATTCGCCGCACCATCCAGCGCCTGGACGACAACGACGTTCCTATGGACGGCCGTTTCTTCCTGATCCCTCCTTCGAGCCGCAACACCCTGATGGGTCTGGCCCGTTACACCGAGCAAGCGTTCATCGGCAACGGCGACGCTATCCGCAAC